CTTTTTGGAAAAAAAGAAGCTCTAGATTGGCATAATAATCGTCCATGGGATCTAGATCGAGGTTCTATTGTATGGTTGAGAACTATAAAAGGAGCAGGTGGTTCTAAAACTTCTTGGACTAATACAATACGAGCTTATGAAGACCTTAAAATTGAAGATCCTGATTTTGTAAAATCTTTAGAAGATAATCATTATAGAGTTGTATGGGGAAACATGAACCATACTAAGTACTATAATGTAGATGGAGAAAATAATTTTAATACGTTAGTTGAACGAAGTAGTCCTCAAACAGCGATGCCTTTAGTTTTTCAAAATGAAGGGGGTTACAAAGGATTTTTTCTTCCATATTTACAAGTAACTGGTATTTTAGGGCTTAGCAAAGAAGAAAGCGATATAATCTTGAAACGAATATGGGATTATACTATGCAAGAAAAATACATATACCATCACGAATGGAAAGATGGTAATGGTGAAATAATTTTATCTGAACAATGGAATAGTGTACATAAAAGATGGGAGTTTGAAAATATTGAAAAAAGATATTTGCATAGAATATCGTTTGATTATTCAAATACCACTTGGTGGAATGATGTAAAATACAGATTTAATTCTCAAAAAAATCGAGCTTTAAGGGAAAATTTAAAATATTTAAAAAGGATAACAAAGTGATTGACTATAAATTTGATGAGGGTCGTCTTATTGACGAGTTTAAGAAATATATCGACTCTACTTACAGCGGTCACTACTCTGTCAATAAATTCCAAGCCACCGAGTTTGTTATTGACGGTGGTCATGGTACAGGCTTTTGTGTTGGTAATGTGTTGAAGTATGCTCAACGATATGGCAAAAAGGGCACCAAAGATGATGCCCGTAAAGATTTAATGAAAGTGCTGCACTACGCTTTGATTCAGCTATATATTCATGACTTAGAAGAGCAGCCAAACGAAGAGCCACGCGGTTCCGCCAAGCGCCGCGCCTAATAGAGTAAACGCAAACATAAACTCTACAAAAGCCCTACGCCGTCGCATCTGTTCATAGACCATCCTTTCCCTCTGGTCTTTGATGCGACGGCGTTCCTTTATGAACTCCTCGTACGCACCTGGTGGTCCATACCACTGGAACATCTCACGTATCTCTTTCTCCATCATAGCGATCTTATTACGATACGCCACTGCTTCTAGTGCAGCTTTAGTGTCATCCTGAAACGTGAGCTTCTTGAATATTGAAGGCTTGGTCTTTTGCCCAGCCCACTCTTGCACGTCAGATACGTGACCAGCCCACTTAGCGAGCTGACCAAACACGTCCTCTATATCTCTACCATGATTCACCAGCGTCTGCACACCCTTGAATGCAGCAGACGCAGCGGCCATAGCCGTTATGGGATCAATCATACTTCCCCCCTTTTAGTTGGCTAATGGGTTATCCAAAGCCTCCTTGATTTTGTCGTCCATTTCTTTCTTGACTTCCTTGAGACCTCTGTCTACTTCTTTCTGTAGATCTCTCATCTCATTTCGAGCCACCTTTAAATCAGCATCTACTTGACGTTGTTGTTCTTTATTAGAACGCTCTACACCTTCTACTACATTTTCAATTCTACGAATATCACCTTTTAAATCATTTTTAATCTCATTGGTGTAATCTGTAGACTGCTGAACGTTGGCAGCAATACCTTCCATCTTCTTATCAACTGCAGTGAGTCGCTCGTTGATACCACTTAAATCAGGAGCAACGTAACTCTGAATCTGCTCCTTCATCTCCATGTAGTCCTTATAGACTTCAAATGCACCATACAGCGAGCCGAGACCGGCTGATATGATTGCGAAAGCTGCGCTAATCGTCATCGCAGTCATCTTAATACCAAATAGACGAAACTCTTTGTTTTTGAGACCTTCTATCTCTTGTTCAAAGTTTTCAATGCCTTCGCCTAGATCTTTATTTGCCATTTTCTTTCTCTTTTGGTTTGTTTTCTTCTTTGAGTTGTCTTTGAATTGGAGTGTTCTTCTTTGGAGAATAAGCCACTCCATCTTTTGGTTTCGGTCTGTGTCTGAACCAACTCATAGAATCTCCCTATTGATATTGTTGCCTTACCATCTCTTGGTGTAACCTATCAGAGCCAAGTCCTCTCATAGCTCTACGATTATCAACGTTGACTTGTCCTCTATAGATCTCTTTTGGTGCATAGAACGCAGCGTCTGCTAGCTGTGTTTGATATGCACTGAAGTCAGCCGGAGCTTTTGCAAAGTCATTCATGCTCACTCCACCCGACGCCGCTTCGTTTGGCTGTGTGCGTGTCTGTTGTACCGTCGTTTGTTGTGTTGTCTTTGTTTCTACTGCAACTGTCGTTTGTTGGTTATTGTTATCTTGACTTGTCACTACGTTGTTGACAGGACTCTCCTGAGTTGTTGTGACCGACTCAGTTGTGATTGCAATCTCTTCGGCACTACTCGATGATGCAGGTACTTGTGACTCTGTCGACTGCATGATACTTTGATTGACGACACTCATTACATTTGTTAAGTCAGTTGCTTGTCTGACAACCATTGCGATCAAGCTGTAATCAACCTGAGGTTTTGGTTTTTCTTCTTGCTTTGCTTCTTCAACTACTGGCTTCTCTTTTGGTGTGTCACCAGGAATTGTCAACTCACCTGTAGTAGATACCTCAATACCACCCGCATCAACTGTTGGTGTGGCAGTGACTGTAGTTTCTTCCATTGGTACACTTGAAGTGCTGTTATTACCATACTGTGTAACTTCAGGCATTCCTGTTGTATCTTCCGAAGTGGGCATGGCTTCTGCTGTTAGTTTTGCCAAAGCCTCTGCAAACCCTGGACATGTAGGTGAATAAAATGGATTGTCATAGCATGGATCAACCGAATAGTTAACGTTTAAAGTAACGTGCATGAACTCTGGACCCCAGTAACCAGCCCAGAACCCATCATCCTTACCAGTCAAACTCAATCGAATTGAATCGGCTGATGCTAAACTATATGGGTTTGTGTATGTCCTTGTACCGCTTGGATTAATCCAATCAGATATCCTGTAACCATAATCATACTTGTCAGACTCAAGGATGGAGCCTGAAGCACTCAATAAGTCAACAGTAACGTAGGCAGTGGTGTCATAACCACCAGGCTGACCATCATTGATGTTTGAGTTCTTTACGTGCCAGTGCCAGTTATAACCATTCACCTGTAAACCGGTACCAGAGTTAGGCAACGCGTTTGCAAGAGCAGTGGTCTGACTTATTGTTTGTTGTTGATAACTAAAGATGATTTGATTACTACCAGCATAACCGCTTTCACTAATACCAGGACACGGCCCACCAGAAGTCCCACCCCAAAAGCCATCGACAGTGGGTGTCCAACAACCAGTCCAAGCATTGTTTTGGATTAAGTCGCCAGTCGTACTTACTTGTGCGTTAGAATGCGACGCCAAGAACAGCGGCAATGCCAACGCCAATAAGAATCTTTTGATAAGAGTCATCTTCTTTTGTTACTTCATGTTTAGGGATACGATTTGGGTGTGCTTCCCAAGCCTTCTTAGCAGCAGCACCAATCATACCTTCGAACGGACAAGGTGTACCAGCATGCCACATTGCATCAAAGATTCTACGATCCTGACACATCGTTGCGACTGCTGCTACCTTCATACCCATATCATATAACGTCTTAGCATTCTTCAATCTCTCACAGTTCAAGTCTCTGACTGTTGAGCCACCTGATATGCCAAGGATCTGAGTCTGCACTGCACCACTGACACCAGTCGTACATAGGTCATTACCGCCACCACTCATCATCGATGGTGCTACTGCTGTGGGAGGAGGAGACTTCACTGTCTGCTCCATCTTTGTATCGTTAATATTACGATTCGTCATATCACCAGTATTCACGTTTTGGTTCGTGTTAGTATTTGTATTGGTATTCGTGCTGGTGCTTGTTGATGTGTTTGTATTCGTATTAACGTTGGTATTGTTATTTGTGTTTGTCGAAGTCGAAGTACTCGTCGACGTGTTCGTGTTGACGTTAGTATTCGTATTTGTGTTGGTTGCGGTCGAAGTACTATTCACCGTGGTATCATTGGTGTTAGTATTCGTGTTCGTGTTGGTATTGGTGTTCGTACTAGTGACCGTACTGTTACTAGTAGAGTTGTTGTTAGTATCAACTAATGTTGAACTATCATATGTTTGAGCATGAACACCAGCTGCTACGCATAATATAGACGCAGCTAATATTTTACGCACTTTATCCTCCAGTTATGTTTCGTGGTATAATATAACATAACTGAAGTAAATCAAGTCGCTTCCCAAGCTTCAATTCTATTTATAAATATTTCTTATGGAGATGCTAGCGTTTTGGAAGAAACTATACTTTATAGCCGGTTTTGGTACAGGCTTCTTGATAGCATGCATGCTCATCGCCATCATTTATCTGTTGTTTAAGATTTACAGATGAAGATATTTTTTACAGTATTCTTAGCAATATCAATGTTTATGCAATTGGTTATGGGCGTTGCAATTCTTGGTATTCTTATTGGAGTTGTATCCCCAGAGATACATGAAGCAATAATAAGTGTACTTAAGTCATGATTTGTGTTATAATAAATACTATTGGATCTGACGAGCAGTAATGTATCGTCTTCACCGGATGCCTAGAGCGAGCAAACCCAGCTATCTGATCCAAAATTTATTGCTGTATGAAGCAATGAGAAAGGTGTCTTGGACGGCGGTTCGATTCCGCCCACCTCCACCATAAGCATATAGTCTACTGGCGAATGAGATAACAATGCTCATAGTAAGATCCAAACTATATGTTTATGATGGGGGTGTACTGGTTTCGACAGGGCAATGAGTAACAGAGTGGACAGCAGGGCAATGCGAAAGCCCAAGGGTTGGGACTACTCGGCCGAAGAAGCAAAAAACTATAAATGCCAATGATGAGGTATTTGCTCTAGCCGCTTAGTGCTAGATGGGGATTCGCAGGTGTTCCTTATTACCCAAACACCTGCACTACTATCATGATTATACATCAAATAAAAGATCTTTCGAATGAATATGTTACCTCATTATTAATAGAGGGACTGCTATTAGAAAAAGATCAGAATTATAATCCATATTCAAATACAGTAAATCAAAATATTTTTTCAAAATTACGTACTAACTTTTTCGAAAAAGGTAACTATATAGTCCTTGAAGACGAAAACGGTTATGTTGGTAGTTCTGGTTGGTATGAATATGATAAAGATACGGCAATAGTATTTGTAAGAACATTTTTAAGAAAAGATATGCGACAACAGCACTTGTTGTCTAAATATTTTCTACCTGAATTCTTTAATATCAAATATAAAAAATTATGGATTACTATTAACGAACATAATAGAATGTTGGTTCGTGGGTTTACACGCCCATCTATAGGTTTTAAATGGCATGATGATTTTAAGAAATTTAAGCCGATTGGAAAAAAATATATAAATGGTATGGATCAATACATTATTGAATGTCTTAGATGAACTTTACACATAATAATCACCTATACTATACTATTGGTAGTCGTAAGTTAGGCTATAGAGAAACTCCATCAGAAAGATTCAAAGTTTACGCTGGTAATATCGATTGGGATATTTATCGTAAGAGTTCGTATAGAGAAGAACTACGTAAAACTGCTGATTTAGTCCTCAAAGATCTAGGAAAAGACTTAATCGTGTTCTTTAGCGGAGGAACAGATAGCGATATAGTCATACGAAATTTCTTAGAGATTGGTCATAAACCACGTGTAGCTGTAATTGATTTTGAATATAATAAAGAAGATGTAAAAGACGCGTTGACTATTTTAAAAGATCTCGATATTAAACCAATACATATTAAGTTTGATCTCAAAGATTATTATTATTCTGGAGCCGCAGCTGAATTTGGCCAAGAAATACAGTGTTATCAGATAGCTTACTTGAATGTTTTTAATCAGGTAAAAGAGATGTCTTGCCCTTCTGTCATGGGAGGGGAGATGCTCATGAGAAAATATACTGGTAAGTGGGCTTATACTTTAAGAGAGGTAGAAGATTGCGGAGCCATGAGGTTTTCTATGAAGTATAACATACCACTTGTAAATGAATGGTTTAGTTATACACCAGAACTGATGCTCTATTATATAGAAGACCCTGAAATACAAAATCTTATTCGAAATAAAAATCATAAACTATCAACTGCAACTTCGAAGAATAATATATTACATAAATATTTTCCTAAAGTAAAGTTGAGAGATAAAACCACAGGTTACGAAAACTTACTTGCTTTTAACTATGAAGTGTATAGCAATATCAGAAATTCTATCACTTATAGACTTAATGACGATATTGATGGTATATACTTAAGTGATTTGATAAAACAATGGAAATCTTAAAGTTAAATAGTTCTCATAAGAATTCAACCGAACATCTTTTTTACATGAATGATAAGTTCATGGGACTTAAGATGAACTATTTGAATGATAATCAGCGTGAATTTCAATATCGCTATTTCTGTGATTCTTATTTGTCTGATCTTACTGTTTATCATGCTTATGGTATTGTAGAAGAGAATGAAGTAAAAGCATATATTTCTTTTTATGAGAGTGTAGAAGAACCAAGTTGGTATTTTACTACATTTAGAAGTGATGGAGAAGTGGATCCTCGTCCTCTCTTTGATATGGTTTTAAAGCATAATGAAGAAAAAGGAAGATATAAATTTTATTCAATAATGAATGCTAAGCACGCAAATAAGGAATCATGGAGAAAGCTATTCTTTAGTGAAGATGCAAGAACTCGTTATGATTATTTTGATGAATACTTAGTACCAGCTCAGCATAAGGTAATATACAAGGCTCATTTTGAACTTCTATATAATAGAACTTTACCTCAAGTTGATACTATCACTCGATGCACGTTTTTAAAAAAAGAATTTAGAGAATCATGCCCAATCGCTGGATTGCAATAAAAGAAATACCAGAAGCCGTGTACACACAAATCCCCGCATTTGTGTTTGGTATTTTAAGTATTATACTTCTTCTTATTGGAGTAATACATCCGTTGTATTTGATAGTTACATTTATTATGTGGTGTCTAATCAGCGGATTGGGTATTGCTGTTGGGTATCACAGGGTGTTTAGTCATAAAACACATAACCTTCCTACGTGGAAAGAAAATATTATTTTATTCTTTGCTACGTTTGCTGCTCAAGGATCTAGTATATTTTGGGCAGCACTCCATCGTGGATACCATCATCCACACGCAGATACTGAAAAAGATATTCATAGCCCAAATGTATATGGAATTCGCCACGCTTTTCTAGGGTGGCAGTATGATATTAAGAAGAGCGATAATCCAATCAATATAAAGTATGCAGTTGATCTACTTCGCAAACCAAACCACGTATGGTTTCACTATAATCATAAAAAGATATATTGGTTAGTTCCTCTTTTTATAGCTATGTTTGATTGGAAGTTTTCTTTGATGGCGTTCATGCTTCCATCATTAATTGGCACCTTACAAGATAATTTAGTAAACGTAATTGGCCATAAAAAAGCGTTGATAGGTTATCGTACGTTTGGAACTAAAGATAATAGCTACAATAATCCATTAGCTTATCTAACGTGGGGTCAATGTTGGCATAACAATCATCATCATGACCCTAAGAAGTTTGATTTTGGTGTTAAGTGGTGGGAGTATGACCCTACTCGTATATTCTTATGGTTTTTAAATCGTGGTTAGTAAGAACCTTTATTTTCTATAAAGTTCTGGATTATCTCTAAATTCATTTTTTAATATCCACATAGAAACCACCATTGTCTTTGAGAAACTTTCTTTATTATGGAAGAAAAATGAGTGTTCTCTATACTTACATTTCTGGCCAGGTTTATAGATGTAATCTACATAATGATCGTATCTTCTTTCTCTAAGAAGTTTCTTTTCATATCCTTTTTTTCTAGCCCAAACTAAAGCTCTGTGGTGTCCTAATTCTCGCATATCATAGACTATACTTGCACCTCTATCTCCATGAGGATTAATATAATTTATATCTACCTCTGATAGTTTATCCATCATTTCCCAAACTTTAAAGCCAGTCGTTAACGAGTCGATCTTCACTCTCGATATATGCGTATGGGAATATATACTTCTAACTTCAGGAGGAAAATATACAGAGACTGCTGCTACCATTAATCCTGTTTCATCGAAAGCAACTCGAGTTACATTGTACTTATTATCAAAGAAGTTTTCTTTTAACTTGGCTAATTTTTTATCAAATTCCCATTCTTCTCTACTCAATTTCATATGAGTCTTCTGAGACTTATATAGATCAATATACTGATCGTAATATTCTTCTTTAAGAAAATCGAACTTATAGTTTTCCATGATTTATAAATACAAATACATTATTTATTCGGTGGAGATAAAATGAAAGTAGATTTAACAAGGACTTATACTAGAGCAGATCTTAGTACTCCGTGGCCTCCAAGGGCTCTTGATGTGAGTGATAATAATGCGTGGCACGCGTTAAAGTCTGATGGAATCATCACCAGTGAAACTGCTGTAGAGTCTGAAGACGGATATCGTTTAGATAAAACGTGGGAAGTCAATATAGGAAAAGATGATATGGTAGCTCAATACAATGCAATCATATCCGATCAATATGTCATTTATTCGAATAATGAAATTATTAGTTATTGTGATGAAAATAACATTACATATCAAGTGCTTCAGATTGCATTGTATGATGATGATGGAGTAACACAGATAGCTTCATTTCCTGTCAATCAATTTTATTTTTACGTGGATCACATATTTCCATAAATATGCTGAACTAAATAACCTTTACTACTGCTATTGAATTTTTTCCGCCGAATCCAAATGATGCCTTAATGAATGTGTCTTTATCTGTTGAAGTTTCTTCTGTAATGATGCGTGGATCAGGATCAAATGCTTCAACAATATTTTCATTTGCAAATACTCGTTTATTCTGGATCGATTTAATACCATGATACATCTCTACGATAGCACTAGCTGACATTGTGTGACCAACTCTACCTTTTAAACTTGAAATTGGAATATCTCTATTCCTTACGATCATCTTAAAGATTTCGTGTTCGATCACATCTCCTACTTCAGTGCATGTTGCGTGCGCATTCCAATGAGCAATAGAGTTAATATCTTTTACATTTCTTTGAACTAGATCATATATGAATATACCGTCAGAAGGGCTTGTCGTATGACTTGCTCTTGATTGACTTTCTATCGATTCAATTACTGCGATAGGTTCAATGTTCATTTCCTTTGCTTTCTTTTCAGTACAAACTGCTGCCCATGCTGAAGCAGCTCCCATTGCAAATCCCTTTCTTTGAACGTCGAATGGGCCTCTAAATTCTTCTGCTGTGCTTAACGCACGAATTGAAGCAAAACATTTTAGATCTACTGGTGTTGTTTGTCTATCTGTACATCCAATCATAACTACGCTATTTTTCACCATAGCTAACATATATCCAATCTCCATGGCTTTTAGACCAGTAGCACACATCGCTCCGACGCTAAACACATCTAAATTTTTCTTATGATCTCCAAATAAATTTACTGTAGCAGTAGCACCTATAGACTTTAAAAATGTAGATGGCCTAATTCTAGGAAATTGTTTAGCCAGTAAATCTTTAGCATAAGGATCACTGTGTAAACTTGACAATATGACCGTATCTACGTTTTCTCTTATTTTAGGGTTTATTTGTAAGAATGACTTTTTTGTCATTTCATCAAAGTCCATGTCGATATCGTATGTCCAACAATCATGTTTCTTTTCCAGAATGGAAGATTCTGTTATAGGATCCACTGTGCTAATATCAACAATCACTATTCTATCCATATTAAAACCTTTTTCTATTTTTTCAAAATTAGAACTTTTAACTAATATACTTTTGACTTGGATCTATATATAATAACATTTCCAATTTGATAAGGAGTATGTTATGTCTCACATGGTCGAAACAATGGCTTATGCTGGTGAACTACCTTGGCATGGTCTTGGTGAGAAGGTCTCGAACGATCTGACCCCAAAACAGATGATGAAAAAAGCCGAAGTCGATTGGGAAGTCGTTGAGGTTGAGTCGTTCATCGAGTTCAATGATAAAAAGATTCCTACTGGTGATAAGTCATTAGTTCGTTCTACTGACGGTAAAGTCTTGACCAATACTGGTCCCGGTTGGAAACCTGTACAGAACGAGCAAGCTTTTGAGTTCTTCTCTGAATATGTATACGCCGGTGACATGGAGATGCACACCGCTGGTTCTCTCAAAGGCGGTCAAATGGTTTGGGCCCTTGCCAAAGTCAAGGAGTCGTTCGAGCTCTTCAAAGGCGACGAGGTCGAGTCATACCTCTTGTTTTCGAATCCCCACGAGTATGGCAAGTCGATTGACGTTCGATTCACTCCGATCCGGGTGGTGTGTAACAACACGTTGACTCTCGCCTTAGACGGTGCAGCGCAGAAAGGTGTACGTGTTGGTCATCGATCTGAGTTTAACCCAGAAATGGTCAAGGAGCAACTTGGTATTGCTCACGAGAAGTTCGCTAAGTACAAAGAGATGGCCGAGTTTCTCGGTAGCAAACGCTTCACCATGGACAATCTCATCCAATACTACAACGAAGTGTTTCCTCGCACTTCGGACAAACGTGTGCAAGACAAAGAGCTTTCTGTTGAAACCTTGTCTCGCAACGCGAAGGAGTGCTTGGATGTCCTCGAGACACAACCTGGTGCCGAGTTCGCAAAAGGTACATGGTGGCAAGCTTTCAATTCTGTGACCTTTTCCACAGATCACCTTCAAGGTCGTACTCAGGAGTCTCGTCTTTACAGTAGTTGGTACGGTTTTAATCAAAACCGCAAGCGATTTGCCCTCAATCGAGCTGTTGAAATGGCAGAAGCTGCATAAAGTCAGCTGACCAGGAGCTCCTGGTCGCGTCTAGAAAGCCCTGGCCAATAGGCCAATAAGGGCCCTCTGGTCCAAGAGCTCCTGGTAAATTAGAACCTTTTTCTATTTTTTAAAAATGAATACTTTTAACTAATATACAAATCATGATATGTGTGGTAATATCTACCTAACGATTAAAAAAGGATATGAACATGAGTGACTTAGAAATTGAATTTCCCCAGCTGATCGAAGAGATTAAATATCTCAACAAAGCCTACGGCTGGAGCGGTTTTCGTGATGCCTTGACCTTCATCGAAGAGCATAGTACTTACTATGAGTTTTTGGCTGAAGAGCTCAACGAGTTCACACGAGCACATCTCGTATTCTTTTGAAAGGGCTAACATGATTACTAAGACACGTACGTCTACTGCCTACGCTGTAACTCTCAACTTGTTTGACGAGTATGACATGATGTGGCTAAAGCAAGCTCGTGACTCGATGCGTAAAACAAACAAGAGTCTTCGTAAGATCGGTAAAACTCCTATGCGAATCCGCTTGGCTCTTCGTGATCCTATTCGCAAAGAAGCAGTGACCAACCGCTGGACTCATGAGAAGGGTGTACGAGGTTACGATTTTGGTGGTAACGTCGTAGGTGGTATTAAAAATGCCCGTAAAGCTGACGTCTATATCTATGAACGTTATGCCTGATTAGTCTTATTATGTACGGGCAGGGGCGGGCAATCCGCCCCTTTTTTATTTCGAAAAACATATAAATATACGTAGTTATAACGGAGTTGTATATGTTAAAATTTTCAAAATTTGTTCTCAATGAAGAAGAGGCAAAAGATACGAAAAATTATAATGAAGATTTTGGTGTCGCTTATGAGACAGCGACTGCCATGCATACACATAACATGACAGGTGCTCGAAAGAATAATGATCCCGAGTATCAGAAGAAGATCGCTGATATTCAGAAAAAAGGTCAAGAAGCTCATGCTCGTTTGCCTCAGCACCTACAACAGAGAGCCATGGAAGCTGCAAAGAACTCTGCTGAAACATACATCCAAAGTCTACAGAACAACCATAAGATCAACCCTGATGACGTGCATGAGGTGCATCATACATCAAAGGGCATTGACGATCATGTAGGTGAGAAGACAGATCGTATCCAAAACCCACATGATATTCTTGTGAAGACTAAAGGCGGTAAGATGCATGGCGCATCATTGAAGGCCACACAAGGTACTCTGAGCAATAATGGTATCGGCACCGTAGACCAGATGTCAAAAGAGCATGGCTTGAATACTGACTTTGGCGGTATATGGAAAAGCCACATGAAGAAAGCTGGACTCGAAGGTAAGTCAAAGGCCGATATCAAGGCCGTGCGTGACGATCCAAAGATCAAAGAGATCAACAACCAAGCAAAGGCAGCTGCTGCTCAACACCACGTCGAGAAGTTTAACTCAGCTGATGTTGAGACTCAGCGCAAGCACCTGAAGTACATCATGAAGTCAGAAAAGCCTGCAGTGCCGTATGACTATGTCAATGGTGAGAAGAAGAAATCAGTTCCGAGCCATCAGTTGCCACACGCAGTTTCTATTGAGAAGGGCACAAAGTTCACTGCGAAAGCAGAGAAAGGCAGCAACTTGGTCAAGCTGTACGATCATGAAGGCAAACATCTTGCCACAGTTGAGCATCGTCCTACACACGGCGCATTCGCTGGTATTCAAGTCAACACGAAGATCGGTTCAGGTAAAGCGGCTCAATAATGGCAAAAGAATTAGACGGCAAGTTCATAGAAAGAGCAACAGAGATTCTTTCCTTTAATATAAAGGGAGAGGATATGTCGTCTTTAAAATATAAAAGAGAAATTCAATTTTTGTACTCTACAATAGTTTTTAAAGGATTTAATCCTGGAAGCACAATACCTTCTCTAAATATTACTAAGATAAATTCTGCTATAGAAAAACTGAAAACAATTAATAGAGCAGGATTTGATGCTCTTTATGATTTTCAACCTAAAGGGATAGGTCCTGGAGAAACTCTGATATATTTTCTAGTTAGTAACGCACATCTAGGAGGTGGAACTTCTGCCGGAGTAGATGCTAAGATCGGTGGTACAAACTATGAGATCAAAGGAGCTAAACTTTCTGGAGATCAAAAATATATGACTGGATTTAAATTAGGTGGAACTGTACGAGTATCAGAAGAGGTTAATGAAGCATTATCGATAAAAGAAGCTCTTGGATTAGAAACAAAGGGTAAAGGACAACAAGAAATTAATGCAAGTCAAATAGAATTGATAAAACAAGAAGAACCTAAGACATGGAAACAAATAGAAGATTCTTTTAAAGAAAAAGCATATCGTTATCTTTCTACTAATGAGGTTATATTCTTTAATAATAATAGATCAAATGGAAAACTTACAAAAACTGCCGGTGGTATTATAGTTTCGAAAAAAGTAAAAAAGACAGAGATCTCTATAGAAACTCTAACTCAAGGTCAGTTTAAACCAAGGGTAAAAGTATAATGGCACAGTTTAGCACAGACAGAAACGCACTACTCAACAATAACAAAGACGTCTATGAAGTCGTCATGGTATCTGGTCAGGCAGGACCATCTGTTTATGTGCCTGCTGGTAACTTAAACGCAGCGTCTGATGCGTTTGGCCGACTTCGCACAAGCCAACCTTTTACACTCTTTGATTCTTCGTTCCGCTATGCTGATAGCGAACGTAGATGGAACACTGCGGTATCTGGTTCTGCAACATACACTTTCAATGCAGATCAAGGTCTCATGGATCTTGACGTTACTGATGCCGATGGTGATGAAATCGTAAGACAAACTGATCGTGTATTTGCATATCAACCAGGTAAGAGCTTGTTGGTAATGAACACGTTTACGATGAACGAAGCAAAGGCGAACCTTCGGCAACGTGTTGGTTACTTTACAAAAGACAACGGTATCTATGTAGAACAAGATGGAACGACCACATATCTCGTAAAACGCAGTGCTGTATCTGGTTCGGTTGTAAATACACGAATTGCACAAGGTAACTGGAACGTCGACAAGTTGAACGGCACTGGCCCAAGCGGCGAGACTCTTGACATGAGTAAGTCACAGATCTTGTGGACAGACTTTGAGTGGCTAGGTGTTGGTTCTGTTCGTATGGGATTTGTTATCAATGGTCAGTTTATCTGCTGCCATATTTTCCACCACGCAAATGAGATTACCGGCACTTACATTACGACAGCATCGCTATCATGTAGATACGAGATCACAAACACTGGCGCTACATCAGGCGCAAGCCAACTAAAACAGATCTGTTCAACTGTACTATCAGAAGGTGGATATAATCAAATCGGATTGACTCGTTCAGCCACAAACCCAATTACTGGTAAGAATCTCACAAATGGAATTAATAACCCAATGGTGTCGATTCGCTTGAGATCAGGCAGAACCGATGCTGTGGTTTTACCAAGAGATATATCATTGTACGGAATACAAGCAACTCCATTTTTATATAAGATCATTCGTGGTGGGATAGTAAATAATGCTAATTGGACACTCACTGATTCCTCAAGTAGCGTTGAATATGATATTAGTGGTGATTCAATTACAAATGGAACAGTGTTGTTCGAAGGTGTGTTTAAAGGTCAAACATCTTCTACCATAGTTGATTTGCAAGAGAAATTTAATAATAGTATTCAGCTAACTCGTGGTATAATTACTGGTGATAGTGTAGGCAATACTCTTACAATTGCAGTTGTGCCGACGACGAATAACGATGACGCAGTGGTAGCTTTAACTTGGCAAGAGAGAACATCATAATGGAATTCAAAGAGTTTATCACAGAACAAAAGAACACTCACATGACCCATATTGAGGACAAGGTCCTCTATGGCGGTGTGAACGGTACACGTCAGGCAATCCTCGCTTTGCGTTCACTGAGAGACATGCTGGCAGGAGTCCATGATGGAAAAGTTTCTGTTAAGTGGGATGGTGCTCCTGCTATTTTTGCTGGCATCGATCCTCGTGATGGTAAGTTTTTTGTGGCAAAAAAAGGAATTTTTAACAAGTCACCAAAAGTTTATAAATCAGACGCTGACGTTGACGCTGATACTAGCGGTGATCTCGCTGATAAACTCAAGCTTGCTCTTAAGCATCTCCCCGCACTAGGCATCAAAGGTGTAGTGCAAGGTGACTTCTTGTTCTCAAGAGATGATGTAAAGACACAGAAGATCAAAGGTCAGTCATATGTTACTTTTCATCCTAACACTATCGTTTATGCTGTGCCTGCGGGTACATCGGCTGCGAAGGAAATAAAGGCAGCAACTATTGGTATCGTATGGCACACCACATACACAGGTAACTCATTTGAATCAATGAAAGCATCTTATGGCGTTGACGTGAGTAAGTTCAACAAATCATCGAAGGTCTGGTCTCAGGACGCCATGCTGAAAGACATGACTCGTTATACTATGTCTAAACAGGACACTGACGAAGTCAATGAACACCTATCAAATGCAGGAAAGATATTCAACAAGATTGCATCTAGTACGCTCCGTGAGTTGGAAGCTAATCAGACTCTTGCCAGGACTATTGAAACATTCAATAATACTTTTGTACGAAGAGGTACTGTTGTGGTCGATACGAAAAGGCATGTCAACAATCTCGTCCGTTACATCACGAATAAGTACCAGAAAGAAGTAGATGCTGCAAAGAGTGAGAAGGGCAAAGCGAGTCGCGCTGCAAAAATGAATGAAGTGCTAAAGTTTTTCTCTCCTGCAAATAAAAATAATTTGAAATTAATGTTCGATTTACAAAAATCTTTGATTCTTGCGAAATTAAAAATTATAAATATATTACAGCGTCTCTCAAACACTGAGACATTCTTAAAGACAAAGAACGGCTTTAAGGTCACAGGACAAGAGGGTTACGTTGCTATCGATACACTTGGTGGTGATGCAGTGAAAATTGTGGACCGTATGGAGTTCTCATACGCAAACTTTTCACCCGATATATTAAAAGGATGGGATAAACCAACGAGGTCTTAATGTTAAGGTTTAAAGATTTTATAACTGTAGAGTATCGTCCTGGAGAGGACGAGCTTATTAATTACAGAGCATACCGTCGTAAAAGATTAGGCGAAGAAGTCGAGACTGAAGCTCTTGATGTTGCTGGACGCTTGAAAAGAAAGCGTATCATGCAACGCAGTAAAGCAAAGATCAAGATTGGCAGAGAAAGAGCTAAGCGTAGGTTTGCCTCGAAGGAAGTTCTACAGCGAAGAGCCAAAAAACAAGCTCGCATGATGATCTTTAAAAAGCTCACAAAAGACATTCCAAAAAGTGAACTCACATACCAGAGAAGACAGGATATCGAGAAACGTCTCGATAAACCAGTAATGAAATCGCGTATAAACATGATTGTACGTAGGCTTCTTCCTAAAGTTCGCAAACAAGAAATGGAAAGAAAGAGAGCTGCTGGTAGCAATGATTAACTCTTTTAAGTCATATCTTATTGAAGAAGAGAAAACAGTTTATTTTACCTTCGGTAGAATGAACCCACCCACTATTGGTCATGAAAAACTTCTTAATTCCATCTCCACTAAGTCTGGTAATAATCCTTATCGTGTTTACCTATCGCAGTCTCAAGACAAGGCTAAGAACCCTTTATCATATAAAAATAAAGTAAAGTTTGTTCGTAAAATGTTTCCTCGTCATGCTCGTTCTATCATGATGAATCCAAAGGTTAAGACATTTATGGATGCTGCGATATCTTTATATAATGAAGGTTTTAAGAATGTTGTCATGATTGTCGGTGAAGATCGTGTCAATGAATTTGAGATCTTGCTAAAGAAATACAATGGAAAAAAGCAAAGGAATGGTTTCTATAACTTTGCTCGCATTAACGTTATTTCTGCCGGTCAAAGAGATCCAGATGCAGAAGGTACAGAAGGTGCATCTGCTACAAAGCAAAGACAATACGCAAAAGCACAAGATTTTACAAGCTTCAGCCAAGGGCTGCCTAAGGGCGTAAGTAATGCTGACGCTAAAGCTCTCTTCAATGCTGTACGTACAGGTATGGGTTTGAAAGAGACAAAAGACTTTACACAACACATAAAGCTTGACACAGTATCTGAGACGAGAGAGCAGTACGTTCAAGGAGATTTGTTTCAGGTTGGCGATCGAGTAGTTGTCATTGCGGACGACACGATCGCCACCGTTACTCATCTTGGTTCTAATTATGTCATTATTGAATCTGCTGGTAAGCAAATGCGCAAGTGGTTAGATGCAGTTGAGCTAATTGAAAAAGTAGCACAAGATCCAGATGTGAGTAAAGTCAAAGGTACACAACCAAAGCCTTACTATAAAGGCTTAGACAAAGATACAAAGCAAGCTCGAGCTGCACACTTTAAAGCATATGCCAATAAAAGCCCTGCAGAGAAAGACGCTGCACCTTACAAGAAGGCTCCTGGCGATGCGACAGCAAAGACAAAGCCAAGTAAATACACGTTGAAGTTCAAGCAGATGTATGGTGAGAACTCTGCAGTTGATCTTGCTAAGAAAAGAATCGATCAAGAGAAGACAGCCGATGCTAAACGTCACGACCGAATGTTGGACAGAGCACGATTAAAAGACACTCAAACTACGAACAGGGCTACGAAATGATTGGACTCAAAACATATATCGAAGAATCATCTGGACTTGCTGACAAAGCTAAAAAATCAGGTGTATCTTTATCAACACTACAAAAAGTTTACAATCGTGGAGTAGCAGCATGGAAGTCTGGTCACCGCCCTGGAACCACACCTCAGCAATGGGGTCATGCTCGCGTCAATGCTTTCATCGTCAAGAAGAAAAAAGGCGGCCTCAATCACGATAAGGATCTAGCATAATGCCACTCAAAGTATCACATGGAATCGGTACATGGATTAAGGACTTCCAGAAATCGGATGCTCCCCAATTCAAAGGTAAATCAGATAAAGAGCGTAGAGATCAGGCCATTGCTGCCTATCTCTCCGCTAAACGGGGTGATCAAAAAGAAGCAAAGGAACCGCCACCGTTTGACGGTCCTTATAAGAAGAAAAAATCTGTTGTACCTGGTAAACACGGCGAAGGTCCTTCGACTGCCAAACATCTTGCTAAGATGGGTATGAAGGCTGCTGAAAAGAAGCCAGTAAAAGAAGAGACAGTTAACGAACTTGATAAGTCGACTCTTCAATCGTATAAAGATAAGACTAAAACTCAGATTGGTACATTGAAAAAAGTTGCTAAGACGATGGATGATCCTGCACATAAAGCACCTTGGGAGCGTGGCATTGGTGTAAGATCTAAAGGTCTTGAGAAAGCTAAGAAGCGTCTTGGTGAAGATATCAATGAATCCGAACAGCTCGACGAGTTGAGTCCTGGCCTTCTTGGTAGATACACCCGTGCACGTGGAAGCTTGAATATTACTAAGAAACAATCTAAGATGAAAGCACGTGCTCATCAGAAGATGCGTGATAAGACAAAAGATCTGTCAGCTATCGCTGGTAAGTACAGCAATCCTGCTGATCTCACTAAAACAGAAGCGACTACGTTTGAAGTGGACATCGAAGGCTTGCCGAAGATGTACATCAAGGACAAGTCGCCTGGTGCTGTAAAAGCTAAGTTGCGTGGTATCGTCAAGCAACCTTCCATGATTCAAGGTGTCGATCGTGTGACCGATGCTAAGATGAAGAAGACATATCGTGACAAGGCACAAGGTCGTGACGAGGTTGAAGAAAATGTCAATGAAATCTCTGGTGAACTTGCTCAACGCTATCATGACAAAGCAGTGAAAGCACCTGCACCTAAGGATAAAAAAGATCCTTTGAAGCATACTATCAAGCGTTTTGCCAGTATGCAAAAGGCTCAAGATATTATTCACAAGAGTGAGTTG